GCTTATGCACAGCTTTGAACGTATCCGAAAAATGATCTCCGGCAGAATAGAACGCTCTTACCGTCTTGAGTTGATGTTGCACGGCATTAATGACATTGAGCCTAAATTTGTATTTAATCCACTACCGTCGCTTGATCCTCGCAATGACAAGGAAAGTGATAAAATCCACGTTGAGACTGTAATCTCGAAAATAAACGCTGGCATAATCGATATAGATACCGCAGCTCGTGAGTTGGGCTACGACAAAGCTACCGGAATACCTGTTGTGCCGATAGCGCCTTCGCAAAATGGCGACGATTACAATGATGATAATGATAGCGAAGACGAGTCTTTAACGCTTGTAATGTCGAGTAGGTCGATTATTGGGCTTTCGAGAGAAAGTGATAAACTTACTGCTAAATATTTACGAGAGTATTTCAACGAAATGTCAGAGCCTTTTTTGGATTTATTTGGCAAGCCATTGCGAAATCATATCAAAGAATTTGTGAATCGCTATGCAAATACATCTGCCGAGATGGAAGCAGTGGCGTTGGATTTTTGGGAATCTTTGAAAAACAAACTAATTCTTCCCGCAAGCGAAAAAGTTGCATCTCGAGTGGAAGGCAGACCTGGGGAGATGTTCGAAGGCTTTAAGGATGAATTCCAAGTTGAGCTAAAACTATCGCAACCTGATTTACGTGCGATTGAGTTTGTCAACATGTTTGATAACTACATTGTTATGACATTCGTCGATAGTCAATATTATTCTCAAACTATTCAAAACTGGATAACTACAGAGTTTCTCGAAAATGGCGAAAGCTTATTTGGCGCTTATGATGAGCGTGTAATGCAACGCTTTATTGACACATTTAGCAATCGTTTTCGAGACTTTACGATTAGGCGAGTGCGAAACATTGTCAATACAACCGTTAGTCGCTCACGCAACTGGGCGCATATCTCGCAAATGTTCGATGCTGGTATTACAACGTATCAATATTGGGCAAATGGACCAAATCCTTGCGAAATATGTCTTAGCCTTGACGGTCGGACATATTCCGTGAGAGCAATGTATGAGCACGTCCAAAGGTTCTCTGGCATGGCAGCAGATGAATATATGCAAACACTTACTGGTCATCAAAGTTTGCGTAGTCAATTGCTTGATCCGGCATCTCCAAACCCGACAGATTATGAGATGGAGTCAGCTGGCTTTCCACTGCCACCAACGCACACAAATTGCGAATGTGATATAAAATCCGATGTATAGGAGGATAATGACAAAAGAGCTTGAATATATCAAATCAATAATACGGGACAATAAGGGCGCGCGGTTGATGCGACTCAACACGCGCCGTCTCGTAGAGATTGATCAGTCTAAAAAATCGTTTGGCTTGCCTGCGGATATTCAACCGCTTGAATCTGACACGATAAAAGTGCCTGTGAGAGCAATTTCCGCACATCTGATTGAGTGCTATATGATTGATATGTCCAATATTGACATGCTGAAAAGTGGCGTGCCAATGTTGAAAAAAGCCAAGGTTTATACCGATCACTGGGTTGACACTGACACAGTGGTCGGCAAGGTGGTGGCGTCTGAGTGGGCGGACGAAGGATTGCCCGGAATTAACGCTGTTCTTAGCATTGATACAGTAATTGCTCCTATGCTGGCGCGCAAGGTTTTGTCTGGGCTTGTCGATTCAGTTTCAATCGGATTTGAATTTGAGTGGGAGCAAAGCCATAATGATATGCCATGGGAGACATTTTTTGAAATGCTTGGTCATGAAGTTGACGGAGAGCTTGTGCGCGTGGTCGTAACTAAACTGATCGACATTTATGAAATTTCATTTGTGTGGGAAGGCGCTGATCCAAGTGCAAAGATCAATGGCTATATGCACGCCGAGAAAGTTGAAGCTCAAAGACAATTTGCAAATTTTGAAATAAATCCAAAAAT